CCCTTATGCTATAACCTGCTAAGGACCAATACCCATTTCTCCCAACCAAGATAAGCTTTAACAACATCTCCAAGACTAGTCACTTCAGGGAAGACCAACCAAGGAACATCTATTACATACCGAAAGTATTTGTTCAAGTCTCTGTCAGAAAAGATTGGTTTACGAAAATTGAGATAAGCTGTCTTAAGATAGTAATCTGCAAAATCACATAAAACTGGATCTGTCTTAAACATTGACATAGCCAAGAAACAAGCACGCGCACAACTTTCTTCACGACTTGAGACCCAACGACTTGGATAAATACATCTAGCCAAAGTGTCATCACGATCACGAAGATAAGCATTTTTAGTTGCAAAAGATGTTGATAAAGTTACAGTGTTGATATGATCTGGGTGGTAACGTAATTGAGATTTCGGAGGGTTATGAATTAGCAAGCCACACTTCATTAGCACACGTTTATATATGTTCACAGACATGTTAGGCAGTTTGACACGACAAACTGAATCATCTCCACAAACGAGAAAGTCATTCCGAAGGAGCTGACGATTCTCAACGAACCTTGCTAAGAAACAATTCTTCAACGAAGAGCACATACTCCAAACCAAAAGAGTAAAGAGAGAGCCACTAGGTATACCACCGGCTTTACGATAAACGTGATCACCCAAGACAATCGGAGTATTCTTAAAATACCAGCGTACGTAACGCCACTCACGATAATTTTGGTCTTGATGTTCATCAGAAACCCATCGATCATTAAACTGACGAAAATCGATAAACGTTTCTAACAAATCAAAAGCCATATCTATTAACCAGGGAGGCATCTGTTGGTCACCTTTTACCCAATCATCGGCACGCACAGCTTCACCTTCTCTAATACCAGCCAAGAAGTTCCGAACTGAGTTCAAAGCTCCAACGCCATGCATCAAAGGAAGGTCATACTGCTGACGATTCTTTAAGAAAAGATGATACAATGGAGTACCATATTTAGATTCTATCAAAGTTATAACTGCAGGCAAACACCAAATAGCTCTAGTTTTGATACGACTTTTTATACTGGTGACACTTTTTACGAAAGGCACAACGGGTGGGACCTTAATGTCCTCGAAACGCACCCCTTTTGCTCGACGAATGAAAGAAGACAATCTGGACGCATCCTCGTATAACTGTTCCTTGATATCTGTTCTTCTAGTAAAATATGGAGCACCTGAATTTGTGGGTTTCATCTGATAACGTTTGAATGATGAAGGATTACAAGTCTGACCACACAACAAAAAAAGCCTGTTTACAATCATACCATGCCAAATCCCAAGCTTCTCTCACAGAAGGAGAAAAATTATTGAAATTTTTAAACGGTCGATCATAAGACCTAATTGATTCCACAATACCTTCGTAACCACCATGTTTTCTGTGATACTTCTGGAAGATCTTGTTACCAAGATAAGGATTCCAAGTTCGCATAAAATGATAGGAACGATAGTCAGTGGGAGCTTCAGGATAACGCCAAGTCATAGGAGTTGAATAAGTACCAAGGTATTTCATAGTATACTGAGGTTCAATAGGTTTATCTTTGAGTACCATAGATTGCGATGTTATTACTAACGTAAGAAAAATAAGAGACAATAGTGTCAAATAAAGCTTCTG